ACCAAAATCTCTTGAAAAAACGGATATAAAGCCATTTATGACGTCAATAGATGAAAAATCTGATGATGAAAAAGATGGCGATACATTGACAAGTACGTCTAAAATGGTGGAATCAAAAGACGATGGTGCCGTTTCTGACGACAAAGAGGAAGCGAAAAACGAACGGAACAAATCTGCCAAGCCTGCAAAAAAGAGTAGGCGAGCCAGAAAGAAGACCAAAGGCATCTCGGGATCTGAATAATATGGCCCGGAGCTTGAGAAGAGGAGGACAGTAAAATGGGTGAATACCTGAGTCCTGGACTGTTTCTGATAGAGAGGTCTGCGAGCGCAGGGGCAATCGCTGGTGTTTCTACGTCTACCTATGCTACGGCAGGGTGGCTTAGGAAGGGGCCGGAGAATGAACCGCAGCTCGTGACCACTTTTGATAGGTTCGTAGAGATATTCGGAACGTATTGGAGGAATAGTAATATTCCGTTCATGATGGCTGCGTTTTTTCAAAATGAGGGAACGCGAGCATATGTGACACGTGTAGTTCCGAGTGATGCAATAGCGGCGACGAATGCATCAGATCTGGATGATGCTGCTACTCCGGCATCTTTTTTTGGTCGTCCCCTAGCTTCCACTGTTGATCTGAGTACCGATAGTTATATCGCTGTAAAGATCAGCGGTGCTGCGGCTACAGAAATCGATTGTGCAGGTGCGGTTCCAGCGAGCACTACCCCCACAGAAATTGCATCGGCTATTGACGCGATAGCGGGCATTAGTTGTTCAGTAGGCACTGGCAATCGAATTGAAATTGTCACAGATGATACTGGTGCTACCGCGAGTCTTGAGTTCGAAGATGCAACAGCCAATGATGCAACGGCTGTGATTCTCGGCTTGGACGTCTCAAACGATCAGACTTACCTGTACGAAGGTGAGGATGCATCGGACTGGACGCTTACCTCGCCTTGGAAAGGCACTTTTTACAATCAGGTTCGCATGTGTCTCTCGGGCAACAATGATTATGAGGGGGACAATGGAGGTTGGACCAGGTTTGATGTTTCGATTCAGAGCGAATCGGCAGTTGGCGAGGCCGATTGGCAGGTAGAGGAGACATATGACGAGGTGGTTCTTGATGACGATACGGATGAGCATTTCATTGAAGATGTCGTCAATGGTGAGACCAACTTCTCTCAAATCACGAAGGGATCTGATTACAACATTCCAAGATCGTTGAGAGCTACGAAGCGATTAGCTGAGTTCTTGGGTGAAGGTGATGCGGCGGAGACTTCCTTTTCCGGCACTATTCGCAATCCAGAGGTGAGGTTTGGAACGGTTTCGGTTCAGGCTGGTACTGTGACAGGTACGGACGATAGCGACGGAGCTATCACGGGCACAGGGATTGTCAGCGGCACCATCAACTATACGACAGGAGCTTGGACGCTTGAATTTTCGGCTGCGCCAGCCGATGGGACTCCGATCATGATGACATATTGGTCCGAGCCCGATGAGACCGAAGTCTGTGGTCAACTCTCGGGAGGAACAGACGGAACTGGGCCGTTGACACGTGGGGACGTCACAGATCCCACTTTGCAAGCGAGCAAGACTGGTCTTTACTCCTTTGATGATCTCGATGAGATCTTGAACATTTCAATGCCAGATTTTGCAGGGAATGTGACAGTAAGCAATGATCTCATTGCGTATGCTGAGACGAACAAGAACCGTTTCGCCATTTTGACCACCGAGGCGGGACTGGAGCCGACCGATGCGGTCAAGTTTGTGAGGAATACGGCTGCTTACAACACGAGTTATGGCGCTCTCTACTATCCCTGGGTTAAGATTTACGATCCGATAGCTGACGATGGTCGCAACCTCGATGTACCTCCCGATGGATTTATCGCGGGAGTGTTTGCACGGACAGATACCAACAGGAATGTTGGCAAGGCTCCTGCGGGCATTACCGATGGTAGACTCAATGGAGCGACTGGGCTAGAGCGTATTCTATCCAAGGGCGAGCGGGATATTTTGTATCCGGCACGTATCAATCCGTTAGTGTCTACCGTTCAGACTGGTCGAGCCGTGTGGGGAGCGAAAACTCTTAGTAAGGATGCGGAATGGATCAATGTTAACATTCGACGTCTCTTCATGTTCTGTGAGCAGAGCGTGTATAACAATTCGTTCTGGGCCGTCTTTGAGAACAATGGGCCGGGCCTTTGGGCTCGAATCAAGGCGCAGGGAGATGGCTTTTTCCAAGGATTGCTCAGGGATGGGTATCTGAAGGGAGCTACGCAGGCCGAGGCTTGGTTTATCAAGGTGGATGAGGAGAACAACCCGCAGGCCAGTATTGATGCTGGGTTGCTTACGGTGGACTACTACATTGCTGGGAATAAACCAGCGGAATTTATCCGGTTGAGATTTCAGCAAAAGGTTGCTTCATAGTTTGTCGAGAACGTAAGGAGGATAGGTTATGACGGTAAGGTCAGTAGCACAAGACGAGATTCAGAGTTTTCGCTTTCGAGTCTTTGAGATAGACGGTGGAGCAGGGGTGTTTGACAATGAAAATCCAGTTGCTGGATTTAATACGGTCACTACTCCAAACCTCACCTTTGAAACAGCGGAGCATCGAACGGGATCTCGCAAATATGCGCGGAAGTTTCTTGGACCCCCCACGTGGGAAGCTGGAACGATGACGCGAGGCATCTTGAGAGGTGATACGACGTTTTACGACTGGGCGATTGACAAATATTTGGGTCGCAAGCCGTTTCGTACCGATCTGGAGATTCGAGTCTATGATCAGGAGGAGGACGGATCAGATGTGGCGAACGACGAGGCTGTTCGATCTGAGATTTGGAGACAGTGTATTCCATCGAGTGTCAAGCCGATGGGAGACCTCGATGCGTCGGCTACAGACGTCAACATGCAGGAAATTACGGTTGAGGTTGAAGAAGTAGAGTTGACAACCAAGCCTTCTGCCTAAATGTCTCGCAGTATTTTTAGCGATGAACTTCGAGTTCACCAATTCCATCTTATAGATGTAGATCCATCTTTTTCTTTCCCTCCCTTTGTATTAGTTCCCAATGTAGGTTTTTCTTCAATCACCATACCTGAGATTTCTATCGAGACAGAGGAGATCCAGGAGGGAACTAGTGATTTTGTTCATCACGTGTTAAAAAAAGCTTCTACCAATACTATTACTCTTTCGAGAGGATCGACTCCTTTTAATAGTGATTTTTGGCGATGGACCATGGCGTGTGTCAAGGGGACTAGCGCTTCAGGCAAAGAAAGCGTGGCCGGATTTTTAACTCAGGCGTCAACGCTTGGTTTGTTTGGCGATATCAAAATTCCTGGCAAGCGCAGGAATATGATCTTGTTACATCTGACTGGGCTTTCTGCAGAGGGTCTTTTAGAGGCTATGGATTCAGCGAGGGGGCTGGATATGGCGAGGGGATTAGCGCTCCTCCCCTATGCTGGCTTGTCCGAAGCTTCAGGGTTGCAGTCGTCACTGACACAGGGGCTTTTAGATCTGGGGATTACTTCTATACCAGGTAAAGCCTATATGCTGTTTGGATGCTTGCCGACCCGGTATAAACCAGGTAGTGATTTTGATGCAGATACAACAGCCGTAAGTATTGAGGAGTTAGATTTGGCATATTCTCATTTTGAGCAATTTGGAGTGGGGGCATAGATGGGACTACGGAAAAGAGCATATCTCGCAGAAATCACCACATCGGGCGCTGTGCCCCCTCTTGTTAAGCCCTTTGCCGTCTACCGAAGAGCTTTTCCAACGACGCTGAGCGGCATTGTGGACAAGCTGACGCGATCTAAGAAACGGTTGGCCAAGAAATTCTCCAAAATGGGGCCTCCTCTTCCTCCCAAGGTTTGATTGATTTTTTTTAAAACAATTCCTTGATCCACCTTGTTGACGTCTAGTATACTTCTGTCATCACCCAAGGATACAGACAAAGGAGGATACAAGATGGGGCAGGATCAAGAGGTAAAATCTAATAGGAATAGCAAGGTGAGAGTGAATATGTGGTTGCCCCGGCACCAACATGATGAACTCAAACAGTTAGCTGAGTATGAGGGCAGGAGTGTGAGCGATATTATTCGACAGCTCATAGCGTCCTATCTCAGGGATAGTAGTTCTGTTGAAAAAGGAGGGCGATGATGTCGGTTCTGGATACTAAGACAATTGATGATGCGAAGGTTCCCAGTATTGAGGCAAAACTGCCTCGTGGCTATCTGTTACAGGATAGCGATGGGGTGCATGTACTAGGTACTGCTATTTTGCGAGAGATGAGCGGTTTGGAAGAGGACATTATAGCCGATGACAAGGTATCTTTTACTAAGCGAATGCATCGGCTCGTGGGGAGTTGTTTGACGTCTCTTTCCGATGATGAGGGGCATTCGATTGTTGATCGATCAGCATTAATCAAAGCTGCTCCTCAGATGCTCATGTCGGATCTGTTGGTTTGTGCTCTTCGTATCAGAGAGGTAACTGTTGGTGACGAGTTGAGACAAATAGTGAAATGTCCAAATTGTACAACCGATGATGGACAGCCTTTCTCATGGACGGTACGGCTAAGCCTGTCTGATTTTAAAGCTCTTCCAGCCGAGGGTGATCTGACTAAGGCGGTGAGGGAGTATACGACAAGCAGGGGGACACGTATCACGTGGGCCATGATGACTGGCGATATGGAGTTGACGCATGAGAAGAAGAAAACGTCGAAAAATAAAGCGACGGCTGCGCTTCTGATTCGTGTCCAGACGGTAAACGATGAGCCCGCTACGATAGAGAATTTGCAAGCACTTTCATATAAGGAACGTGTCGAGATCAGGAAGCTATTTGACCAGGAGGGCGGGATAGAGACAGAGTTTGATGTTATATGTAGAGAATGTGAACATGAATTTAGGGTGCTTCTCGCAATTGGAGGTGTCAATTTTTTCGCCCCTTCGGAGACGTCAGAAGACTAGAGAAGGAAGTGTTTTATATGATGAGCGAATTACATCTTCCTTATGAAAGTGCGATGTCAATGCCGTCTTCGCGTAGACACAGAGCGATCCAGGAACATCTCGAATACATAGCGAGATTGAATAAATCATAGTAAGGAGAAGGCCATGTTGAGAAAAAAGTGGATGTTGCCAGTGGTTAGGAATTGTTGTGCCGGTAGCTGTTTCAGATGAAGCTTTTTCTCTTCTTGTCTATAGGTTTTTCGATTACCAATGCGGTGGTTTTTCTCCACGTTTTTCATTGGTTGAGGAGGGCCGTTTCGGGCCTATCCGATCATGATTTTTACGAGATGGTACAGAAGAAGAGAGGGCGTAGTGTTGGGTTTCGTACCTCATATCTGGGTCGCCTAGTGAGATGCCATGCCTGTGTAGGGTTTTGGATCGGTGTTTTCTTGTCACTTATCTCTGGTAGTTTTATAAATGAATATATGTCTTTGTCATTTCCGATAGACGTCGTTGCAGATGGGCTCTTAATGTCTGGATTCAATTTCGTTGTTTGGGTAATATTGAAAAGGCACGGAGCAACGGAGTTATAGATGGCACGTAATTTTGAAGGGCTCGGAATTGGTATTGAGGCCGAAGACGACGGGTCGGAAAAGAAATTACAGGGCCTATCTGATACGGTTAATAACCTGTGGGGTGGTTTGAAGAAAGCTAGTGGGTTAGCTCCTACTCTGGGACGTAAGCTTGGACGGGGATTGGGACGGATGGGGCAGCAGGGAGCGAAGACGGTTGGGCTCGTCACTACGGCGATTGGGGGGATGATCGATAAGGCGATGAGTCCCGAGTTGGACACCGCATATTCATCGATGTTTACTGGTTTCAACAAGTCGTTTTCAGCGATGGTTGCGGGGATGAAGATTTCTGAGAAAGAGATGAAGGAGGCACGCAAGATCATTGGGGGTGCAGCATTTGGTATGGCCGAAGATATGGAGGGGACTGCAAAGAGTTGGGCAGCCTTTCGGCAACAAAATGTCGATCTTATCAAGGTGTTGGGAGCAGATGGATTAAGTGGGGCAGTTAAGGATCTAATCAAGGTGACGTCTGTATTTGATATGGAGGGGGAGCAGCTTGCTATCATAGCTGGCGGGTTAACAAAGGGGTTTGGTTTTACCGAGGAGGCAGTGGGTAGTCTGGCCGATAAGATAGTTGCGGTAGGTCGTGAATTCAATATTGGACGAGAGGCCCTTCAGGCATGGCCCGCCATCTTTGAATCCATAAACAATGAGATGGCTGCGTTTGGAAAGCAGCTTAGTCCAGAAGAGGTAGAGAATCTAACCCTGTCTATTGTTCAACTAGGTGGTGGGTTACAGGAGTCTCTTGGTGTAGGAGCGCAACAGAGCTTAGAGATTGCGCGTACACTGTTTACTACCTTGATTGGAGAGCGAAAAAATATTCATCAGATGTTCGTTGGGATGGGTGGAGAATTTGGAGAAGTGGCCAAAAATCTGATGGAGACGGGAGGAGACGTCAATAAGGTTTTTGAAATGATAACCAAGGGCGATCCTCTTAAGTTTATGGATATGTTGAGGGAGATGGGAAGAGAGGCTAAGGCAAGGGGGGGAGAGACGGGAATTGCATTTGAGCGCATGGCTCATGTGATGGATAGTGCATTAGGTGCTGATGTAGCCTGGGCCGTGAAGGGGAATTGGGACAAGGTGAGTGAGACGATGGCCAATATGCCCGGTGTAATTGCTGGAGCTAAGGGCACCCTAAAGGAAGTGGCTGATGCTCACTGGAAATCGACTATTACGGCGGGGGAAGCTTGGGATCGGATGATGCAGACTATGAAGGCTCAGCTTTTTAGGTTGAGTAATAAAGAAATTCGGGCTTGGCAAAAGAACATGAAGCGGGGTTTTAAGACTACGTTTGGAGTAATTAGTGATTTTGCCAAAGACAAAGGTCCGCTTGGCGAATTAACGAGAAGACTGCTTGCTGTGCAGCGCGTAGGTCTTTCTGCACTTATTCCGGGCCTCAGTTCTTTGGCTCCACTATTAGGAGGTATCGCAACGAGTGCATTGCCCGTTCTGACAGCTTTGGGGGCGATGGGAATGAGGTTTAGTGATCTGGGTAAGTTTGCAATTGCCGGTGGTGGATTATGGTTAGTTTTCAAGTTGCTGACTGATGGTCCAGACAAAGTTATTGAACAGTTCTCGAATATGAAAGAAAAAATTAAGGAAGTTTTTGAGAAGCGATTTATCGACAATAAAAAATTCAAAAAGAATTTTCCCGATACGCATGCATGGTTAAAAAGTACCTATGAAGATATTCAGACCAAAGGGTTGATACAGGTAATTAAGGATAAGTTCAAAGAGATAAAATGGGGCGAATTATGGGGGACCGTGTGGGGAACGAGCGAACAAGTCCTTCGTAGTATAGGAAAGTTTTTGGCAGACGTCGATTGGGCCGGTATTGTCAAAACTGCTTTTACATATATTGGTAGAGGTATATCTGCACTTGGGGGTGCGATCTGGGGATCGATATTTGGCGAGGAAGCAGAACAAGGTGCGGTCGGATCAATACAGCGTTTGTTAGAAGATGCCTTTAGGGGAGCAATAGATATTGTTAAAAAGACAGTGAAGGGAGCCATAACTGGTCTGTGGGAATCTGTTTTTGATCCCGAATCTATCAGTGGAACGCTGAAGAATGTTGTTAAATTAGTAACGGGGACGTTTGCTACGCTTCTTGTTTTGTCCAAATCTTTTCGTGCCAAAATGATGGGTATTGCTGGGAGCGGTATTAGTAGAGTAATGACGCCACCGATGGGAGGGGCCGGAGCCTTTTTTGGGGGTGTCCCCCTGTCTGGTCTAGGCGTAGGAGCAGCGGGAAAGGGTATGTTGGGTGCGGGAAAGGCAGGGCTTGGTAAAGCATTGGGAGGGGCGAAGGCGGTTGGTAAAATGATGGCTCCTATCGGTGCTTTGATGGGAGCTATGGAAGCTGCTAATCAAGTCTCTATTAGGGCGCAGACTATTTCTGAAATATCCACTTCAAAAATACTTTCTGATCAAGAAAAGATGGCGCTTAAGAGCGAGGAAGCATTTAAGGGGGTGACGTCTACTATTGATTCTATGTTTATGGGCCTCCCCTCTTTAATAGGGAGGATGTTGGGTATTTCAAGCGACGATCTGAGTGATTTTTATCAACACACTGTTGCTACTGTTGAGGCGCAAATTAGTACGATTGTTGGGTTTTTTGGGTTCTTGAAAGATGCTGCTTGGGATTCTTTCAAATGGGTAGGATCAAAATTGACGCAGCTTTGGGTGTGGATTGGTGAAAAGGTCAATAGCGGTCTTGGGTATGTTGTAGGTAAGATCTATGATTTTGGTGAGATGGTTCATAAGGGGATGAGCAAATTAGCGAGCTGGATAATGTATCCATTTGAATGGCTCGGATTCAAACTGAAAGGCTGGATTGCGGAAGTTATTGAGGGCATGTTTGGAACAGAGCAAGCTCCTACATGGCTTGGTGATATTGTTAAAAAGTTTGGTGATGAGGAAACTTTTGCCAAAATTTCTGATACGGTTAAACAACTACGCAAAGAACAGCGTCAATTCTTGGGAGGAGAAAAAACTTTTACGGATGCCTATGTAAAAAAAATGAAGGCGTCCGATGAAGAGACACATGATCTTTGGGAAGGTATGAGAGAAACGGCAACGTTTATTTCTGATACTGTCGAGGGTGGGCTTGGTAAGGCTGGAAAAGCAGCTGAAGATATTGCTGATAAATCGGCAGCTAATTTAGGGGGGGCATGGAGCAAGTTTACAGGAGATGTCGTCGAGTATAGTTCGGCTTCCTATGCCGAGGCTGATAAGGCGATAAGAGCTAGGGCTAAACATGCGAGGGGGCAAACTAGGATGACTGCGACTGAGGAGGTGGAAGAAACAGCGGCGAAACCGAAGGGGGGGGGGAGAAATATACCTAGTGCTGAGGAAAGAGCAAAGAGGAAGCAGGAGAAGAAGGATGCGGTAGCATTGGAGGAAGTGATTCGTAAACAAGAAGGTATAGCCGAAGATTTGGGAAGGTTTATTAAGACTCCAATTGTGATAGAGAATTATCTAAAAGTGGATAAAAAAGTCTTGGCCAAAAGTGTTGATCAGGTTTCATTGTCAGGGGCTGCTAGAAGTGGCAGAGCGGTAGGAGGGGTGAAATGACGGTTAGAATTAGAAGGGGGAGTTCGAGGTTGGTACATTCCACATTAGTCGTCATTGATGGCGTAGAGTTTTGGACCAGGCCGAATCTGCCAGAGTTGACTCCTTCCAGTATGGATAAACAGCATCTTGTTGCAGATCCTGAGCGAATCGATTCTATCGCTAATGCTCGTTACAAAAGGGATGATTGGTGGTGGGTCTTGGCTCACCGCAATGATCTCAGATTGTTGCCCAGTGCGCTCATTCCGGGACAATCAATTATCGTTACCGATGTGACGCAGGTTCGCAGGGAGTTATTCTAGTGGCCTTTCGTAGTGTTTTTGTCGATGCGAAAATTGCTAATCCAAAGACTGGAAGGGCCATTTCGCTTAACGTTATCAATGGGATAGATACAATTCCTTATCTTCAGAGTGTACAGATATCATTGGTACGTGGAATTGCCTCGGAAATGTCTGTTGTTTTTGCTCCACCTTATGAGAAGGCCCTTGAATTGATTTCTGTAGACAATGAATGGTTTCATGTCGGCAATACATTAGGAATACGGTGGGGGTATTCGGATATTAGTGGGGCAATGTCTGATTGGCACTATGGATTTATGTTGCGACCAGAGGTTTCTTTTGGCGAGGAGATCACTGTAACAATTCCAGCCACCACATTGGCGTTTCAAGCTGATCGTTTGGGACGTCTTCGGGACTGGGCAGCTGATGGTCCGACGAATTTTAAAACAATTGCAGAAACAATTGCTAAGCGATACGGGATGGAGGTGGAGTTTAAAATAAGGAATTCGGCAGTTGAAACACTTGCCGAGTATTATCGGGACTCATTTGTTCAGGGAGGACGGACTGATTTGCAATTCCTAACATTGGAGGCAGAGAAGGTAGGGTTGCGATTAGTGATTCAGAATCAAAAATTTATTTTTGCAGATCCAGCGGCAACATATCATGACGATATTAAGACCAGTGCGAATTTTCGCATGTATGGCAAAATTGATATTGCGAAAAACGAGTTTCCGCTTATGTCTTTTACTCCTACCAGTTTGGGAACTTTGTTTCTTCAGGATTTTCAAGGGGTAGGCACTGTGCCCAATGGTCCCAATGATGATCCCGAGGCAGATTCAGGTATAGTTGTTTCTGCCGATACCGATACAAAAAATGTTTCTCCCTCTTTTTCTGCGAAGAAGACACAGGCTGCGCCTCCCTCAGAGGATGGTCAACCCCCACGGGATATGGGCGACGTCAAGGTTAAGTCAATAATTGCTAAGCGGGAAAATGAAGATGAAGCAGGTCGGCACTTTTATTTTCCGCGTGATGGGAAAGAGCCGAGTGACATCATAGAAGCCCAAGTGTCTGCGTATAGGGAGGCTCAGGAGGCGGGGCATGGCATTTTGGTCGATTTCTCTGCTTTTGCACTACCTCACCTTTTGCCTGGAATGTTTGTGGGAATAGCAGGGGTGGGCGACTATTTTACCGGGAATTATATGTTGAATAAGGTGGATCTAAAAGTGGAAGCTGGAGGGGCCGATATGGATTGTGAAGCTTTTGCCAGGGGATTTCCAGGTGTCGACGAATCATTGGATGTGTTTAGTGGGAATTTCTATAGTTACGAAGAGGTCTCTGAGGGGACTTTGCTGGACTTTTTAGATCAGTCGATAACGGCCACTGAGGGGGAAATGGGATAATGGGAGTCTTGTTTCGGAATTTTTTAGATAACCTTCTCCAGCATGGCTTGGAGTATTTTCAGCTCTACTATTCGGAGTATGACGGGGTATGTGTCAACAACGAAGATCCCGAGGAGCAGGGGCGCATAAAAGTAAAGGTGCCACAGGTGGGAGGGAATAAGCCGTTGGGAGCGTGGGCGTGGCCGAGACCCCTGTGGGGTGGCAGAAATAAGGGGTCTTTTTTCCCCCCAGACGTCGGTGATCCCGTGGGAGTTACGTTTAGGGGTGGGAATCCGTCCTATCCTCGATATTCTGGTGGATCATGGCCCAATGTGGGGGGGAGCGATAATTTTTATCCCATTGGTGGATATGTTGATGGAAAGCCGGTTGTTCGAGGTTTTCGTACCAAGGCTGGACATGAACTGACATTTAGCGATGAGGAGGGGAAGCCTGGATGCAAATTTATTTGGCACGATCCAGTTAGTGATAGGTACAGTTTTATCGCCTTTACCGAAGATGGCAGTATCCAGATGGCTACACATGTTGGATCGTTCTTGGAGATGCGAGCCAAAGAAGATGGTGAGTTGAATATGTTGGTGGATAAGAATGGAAATTCCATTATTCAGGATCAGGATGGAATCAAAGTGGTAGATGCGAGTGGGAATGTGTTTGAGTTAAGGGAGGGTATGGTTCAGATCATTGGAACAAAGGATGTTGTGGTAAATTCGCAAAGCGTCAATCTGAAGACGGGAGGTGTGACAGTGGGGGATGTGGCAACGGATAGTGCGGTCAAGGGGACGTCGTGGCTCGCGTGGTGGACCGGCACGGTTCTCACCTGGCTCTTGGCGCATACTCATCCAACAGGGGTAGGGCCGAGTGGGCCACCAGCTCCTCCTGTGTTGCAACCTCCATCTCCAACATTGTTGACGGACAAATTGAAGATGCAATGAGAATAAGAGATGAGCAGATGTACATTTCCCCCATTTCCTCCCTCGATAGGTTTGCCGGGAATTCCTGCGGCACCAAGCCCTCCGGGGATACCAAGTGTTCCCACCATGCCATCTCGACCTACATTTGCGGTAGACGTTTCTGTTCCCCCATTTCCTCCCTCGATAGGTTTGCCGGGAATTCCTGCGGCACCAAGCCCTCCGGGGATACCAAGTGTTCCCACCATGCCATCTCGGCCTACATTTGCGGTAGATGTTTCTGTCCCCCCATTTCCTCCCTCGATAGGTTTGCCGGGAATTCCTGCGGCACCAAGCCTTCCGGGGATACCAAGTGTCCCCACCATGCCATCTCTGCCGGGTTGTCCCATCGATTAGGGGGATATGATGCCACTTGATATGTCGTCATTGGCGAGGGGATTAGCTGCTATTTTTAAGAGCTGGCCCTCAAATGGGACAGAGGCAGCGTCTAAGATCGCGGAGGAATATGATAAATATTGCAGGAAAGGAAAGGCTCCACCGGGATCACCCGTCTTCACAGGGGCCGAGAAGCCTGCCTTAGCTTCTGTTTTAGCTGGAGCCATAGGTGCGCCAGGGGGATCAGCTGCGGCGGCAGCGGCGGCTTTCTCGTCGGGCATACAGGCATATTGGTTGTCACCCCCGGTTCCTTTTGTGGGAGGGGCGGCAAGTGGGGTAAGTTCGGCCATGCCAGGAGCTGCGGCTATTATCGGACCTCTCACGGGAGCGTTGTCAAATCTGGCCAATAGTGAGGAAGCTATTGGTCAGCAGATCGCGTCTCAACTCGATGCAGCTACCAGGACTGTTTTGGTCATATTTGCAACACCAACATCGGGACCACCACCACCGGCAACTGTAATATAGGAGGGTGGGATGACAATATCGGGAGTAATAGGAATTTCATGGCCCTGGAACACGTTTCCTGTCTGGGTAGAGAATGATGACGTCATCGGTTTGGCCATTAACGATATCGTTTTTACTGCTTTGGGTGAGAGGAAGATGAACTCTAATTTTGGCAGCGAGGCGATGCGTCTAGTCTTTGAAAACAGGGGAGAACTGCTTGAAGCCCTTGCTCGCAGGGAACTTTCCCTAGCGATACGGCAACATTTGCCCAGTGTTAGTGTGCTAAACATTGACGTTATCGAGGCTGCGACGGATACTGATCCAGATAGAATAGTGGTCGATTATGAATATCTAGGTGTGAGAGGGAGAGCAATTACTGACATTTCTGCCTCAGAGGTGAGTCGATGATACTTGCAGTACCAGAATATAGTTCGGCACCAGCTGCTCCGGCTCAGTGGGATCGGTACTACAATACTTCTGACGACAAGTTATATATTCAGACCGTGGCAGTTGGTAGCCCCACATATCCGGCCTGGGTAGAGATAGAAGAGGGTGCTGCGGTTCGAGAGAGCATGCGGCGTGAGATTACGCTAACCAGGTCGAAGTATTCGGCAAAGGATTATCAAACATTTCTGGATGCTACGATTGCTTATATTGCGGAGAGATGGGGCGATAGTTTTAATGATTTCATGTCGAGCGATGCGGCTATGATGATTGCTGAATATGTAGCAGCTGCGTTTGACCAGATGAGTTGGTACTTAGATCGAGAGATCGATGATCATTATATGGAGTTGGCACGAGTCGCAAGCAATGTGGCCCGGCTCGCGAGGTATTTGGGATATAAGCCTACTGCTTCTGTTGCTGCCTCGGCAGATTTGACGGTGACTCTGCCTGATGGTCCTTACTCGTTTGACGTCCCACTTAGGGCGGGGCATCAATTTGAGGGTCCGAACGGATTGATTTTTGAGTTGGGGACGGATCAAGTAATTTCGGCAAGTGAGACTGAGAAGGAGGATCTTGGGGTTTATCAGGGACAGACCTATGTTGAAGTCTTTACTTCAGATGGTACGCCCAACCAAACCTTTGATTTATCTCTCGTTCCGGGGGATGAATATCTCGCGCAGCAGAAGACGTATCTGACGGTAGATTTGGATGAGTGGACAGAGGAAGATTATTTGCCCTATGGCCAGTTAGATGTTTACGAGATATCTTATTTGACGTCCCCGCCTAAGTTGAAATTTGGCGATGGAGTTATTGGGAAAATTCCACCTGACGGTGCCGAGATTAGGGTTAGCTATGTAGCTACTAAGGGGAAAAGTGCTACTCTGGCCACGTCGGGAACGATTACTACGAGCCTCACAACAGTTGTGGTCAATTTCCAAGAAATACCAATTGAGGTTACGAATCCTATCACGGCAAGTGGAGGTGCGGATTCGGAATCGTTAGAGAGTATCAAGGCAGAAGCACCTCGCTATTTCTTGGCGGCTGAAAGACTTGTTACGAAGGGGGATTATGAAGCGCTTGCGGGGCAGTTTAGCTCTATCTCGGGAGCGGTGGCAAAGGCGAATGCGATTATTGTGAGGGGAGTAGAGGATGATTTGGAGCTGCAAGCCTTAATGGATGCAGTCGTAGCCAATAGGGTAGCTTTGGATAGCTATCTGGACACTATTGAGACGAACCAAGACGACATAAAGGCTAAGACGGGGGATACTGGCACTGCGGACACTATTCGATATGAAGTAGAGGCGGCAAAGGGTAAAAATACAGATATTCGCTCAAAAACAGATCAGATTGATACTCAGGTAGGGGTGGTTAAGGGGCATATTTCGGATTGTCGAGACAATATCGATTTGGCTAGGACGCGGCTTGCTTTTTTGCCCTATCAGCACATGATCGGCCAAGGGGACGGGTTGGCTACTGTTTTTTCTTCTTTTCTTCCCATGGTGCCAATTAGGGAGGGTTCTGTAACTGTTCTAGTGGGGAGCCAAGATGAGGAGAAGTCAGGCACAGATGGGGATTGCGATACAACTCCGGGGAGGTTGCGGGCAACGGTAGTTCCGGTATTTTCTTCTGACGACGTGGGAAAGCTAATTAGAATCGGTGGAGAATATAGGCAGATTCAGAAGTATGTGGGAACTTCTGAGATCGAATATAGTGGCCCCAGGATCTATGGAACGGACCTATTGGTGGATGTTTATGAACCTGCCGTGGTTGGATATGATGATGGGGCGGGTAATATTTCAGGAAACGGAATTAGCATGGGGACCGTTTCATATAGCTCGGGTTTTTTATCAATTGCGCTCACGGTAGTTCCGGCTGGAATTTCTGGTAAGTACGGTGTGCCAATTATGTGTACTTTTCAATATAAGGGGGAAGCGATACGGGAGATTTTGGAAGATGCCGATACAGATGCGGGAGAAGCGGATACGGGCACGGACACTTTTTCTACCCAGGGCAATGCGATAGATGGGTACGCAGATGACTCCGATGATAGTCTTGATAAAATTGACGAAATCAGTGACGACATAGATGCAGAGGCGAATAATTCTCAGACAATCATAGCTAGTGCCAGGAACGTTCCTGACCAGATTCAGAATGATATCGATGATCTGAGTGAATACTTAGATGAGATGCTTTCGGATGTTTGCAAGGCCAATATCGTTCGTGTCTCATGTCTAGTCTTGGATTCTGAAGGATTTTATACGGCTCCTACAGAGGCTCTGAAGCAAGATTTGAAGACATATCTGGATGAACGCAAAATCGTAACGGTTCAGAATAGTGTTGTGGGTGGCGAATTTTACCTGGTAAAGGCGAAGCTTAATATTGAGGTTAAGATCTTACCTCTTTTTGTTTTTCAAACAGTGAGTGCTCTAATAGAGGCGGCTATTGATGAGATGTTTAAGGGACGAGACTATAAGCAGCCGCTACTTAGAAGTGAATATTATAGTGTGATAGATGCTATTGATGGAGTGGATTATCACAATACCACTATTTCGGATACGGATTATGTCGACACAGACAATACGGGAACAGCCCCGGTTGCTGATAGCGATGGAAATCTGTTTGTTGGAGACTACGAAGTGATTACCAAGTGGGACGTCACTATTACGCAGATCGAGGAGTAGACGATGGCAAAGGGAATAACTGCTAAACTAGGATGGATCTACCCCTCGGAGGGACAAGAGACATGGTATCAAATCTTTCAGACCCTTATTGGTCAACAAGATGCTGATGTTTATTCTGCCCTGGAAGATCCTAATCTTTGGCTGAGGGGGGGCGGGATTATTTCGCTAGATGCTGGAGCTGACGAGTTGACTTGGACAGAGGACATGGAAATATTGGCGATGCTTACGGGTGGCATAATTACTATTACAGCCGATACGTTGACTGGTTTTGAAGATGGCAAGATCGCGTATGTGGAGGTGGCACGTCCCGTGGTTGGCAGCAGAGAATTGACCCTCCAGGTCGCAGATACTATTGGCGATAACCGCAACAACCTCTTCATAGCGGTGAGGCGGGGGGACACCGTATATATGCGCAACCAGGTTAATCGAGCCTCGGTTGCGTTGGTGGACACGTTTGGAGCGCTCAAAACTGTGACGTCTTCGGCTGCGAGTGGAGGAGGAACAGTCACTGGATCAATTGCTGTGGGAGTTGCACAGGCCGGAATGTGGAGAGTCAAGGTTGTGGCCAACGGGAATACGGTGGATTCAACGGTCAAGTTCTTTTCGGATCAGGGGATGACAGATCAAATATATGAGGCGGCAAACCAGGATTGTTATACTTCTCCCTATGAGGATCGAAATCCTCCCTGGTTTGGAACTCTTACAGATGGGTTGCTTTATTATGAGATAACAAATGATGGGGCCAATTCGTCTACATATGATATTGAGTTGGCAGGCATGGGAGAAATGGCAGGATAATGAGAGGTTTTGGGCACGGCCCCTTTGGGGAGGAGACGTTTGGTTATACCAACTGGGCCTATGTCGTCTTGTGGGAAGAGTTGCCAGAGAGGAAGAAGCAGGAGGATTTAGACGCGGGTGGTTGGTATGAAAAGTTTGTGCGATGCATGATACCTAGTCTCAACGAACTCAAGTTCCTCATCTATAAGTCGCACGATTATGTTCTAGATCCCCGTACTGCGAGAAAGGATTTGTTACGATACATTGCGGGCAATTTTGGGATTATTCCCGATCTGGATGAGCCCGAGGCATATCAGAGGACTAAAATTGAGATTGCGGGCCGGTGGAGACTTATCAAGGGCACTGAAGATGCCTATAAGGTGCTGTGTGCTATACATGGGTTCAATGTTGATGTAGAGGAAATATGGACAGATGGGACCACATACTCCTCGACCGGAGCGCATGTAGAAAATGAAGTAATCGGGGTCATTCCATAGGAGAAAAAGATGAGTCTATCAACCTTTAGAATCAATCAGCCCCCAGGAACTCCAGGTCCAGCCTGGGATCGTTCTCGACGAGACATTGAGTTATATTCGGTAGCAAGCGAGAAGGTTGAATGTGAGGCCCAGAATCAGGCTGAGTCGTCATATCTGTGGGAAATGATCAGTGCTCCTCATGGAGTTTCGGTTACTATAAATAATGATACTACGCATACGTGTGATTTTCAGATAACCGATAGGGGTGGCTACCTGATTCGTCTCATTGTAAACGCGGGAGATCCCGATGAGTCCATAACGATTCTCTATATTGGAGTAGCAGAGGAGGTTACGGGTTATTGTCTCCCCGCAATGAATGAGACTAATCAGGACAACTCATTGTCACCCTACGATGGAGCTAGGGGATATGAAGATAAGGTGAATACCTTTCTGAGAAAGGTGGATCATAATACGCTGGTAGAGAATCTTCATACAGAGGCGGGAGCAGGACTTGTTCCGGCATCGAATGGAGCTGGCGATCTAGTTATGACGCCTGGTGCCTTTACGGATTTAGATTCAGCTTATAATCATTTCGGTTCATCTCCCGCTACAGTAAATGTGGACGGTGCCGAGGGACAGGGGGATTTAACATTTGATCTTGATGGCGCTTACTCGATGATTGCCAATTTGGACGGGGTGACTAACGTAAACGATGGTTTTATTGTTGGGAGAGATTCTAACTACTGGAGGGTGGTGCCGCACACTGCTGACCTTTCCAGCGGCGCAGATCTTGAGGCAGATCTCATTGATATAGATATTGCTGCGGATCAGTTTAGCCTTAACTCCAGCACCAAGAATACTATCCAGGGTTATACCGTATTTGGTGCAGGTGCCACGTCACACGACCTAAGTGCTAATGGCGATGTTGTCGTTGATAAACTGGAGGTCAATAGCTCGCTGTATGCCGATGGAGGCATCCTACTCGCAGATCAGCAGTCGATTGTTTTTGGTGATGCTGGCGGCACGACAAATCCGTTGCTACGGTGGTCTACTACTCAGGTGCCAGATACGCTTTTTCTTGGCTTGGGTTCGACGTCAAATCATGTGGTGATCGCTGAGTCTGCATCAATTGCTCACAATTTTGCTCATGCACAAACTGCGCATCCAACAATGTTTGTGCATTCAAGTGGATCGTCAAATGACCAGTGGATTTCAATCGCATGTGTCAACACCGTCGGCACGATAAATGCGGGCACGGGAGCGGCAATCAACTTTCCAACCGGCATTCACGTCGATGACACCTCACGTTTTGATGCAAATACGACATTTTATGCCACGTTAATTGCGGCCTCATCGATTGTAGTTCAGGATTGGGCCTCACCAGGCACGGGCAGCAAACTCAACTTTGGCACGAGTGCAGACGCGTCGTTATTGTTTAATACCTACCCGACAAACGATTCGCTTTATCTTGGCCTCGACGCGACGTCGAGAACTTTGGTGGTTGGTGATGTGGCGGATATCTCCTACAACTTCGCTCACGACAATCAAAGCGACCCGACCATTTTTGTGCATAGCGCAAATCAATCAACTTCGCAATGGATCTCGATCTCTCATAACCAGACCGACGGCGTAATCAACGCGGGCACAAATCTCAGGATCACACCGTATACTCAGTTTGGAGCCGGTACGACTTCGCATGGTCTGAGTGGAAGTGGTTCTGTCCTTGTGTCGGACGAATTTGAGGTGCAAAGCTATTCGTTTTTCCGAGCAAATGCGCGATTAATAGACAATGTCAACTTGATGCTTGGTTCAAGTAGCGATGTAGCATTGCAATACAGCACAGGACAGACCGCCCACGCCGTTTTGCTGGGATTGTCTGCGGACAGTCGTAATTTGGTGATCTGCGAAAAAGCGGACATGGGTACGAATTTTGGACATACACAACAGACAAATCCAACCCTTTTTATTCATAGCGCAAATACGGCAACAGATGAGTGGATCTCAATCGCGCACAACCAGACAGACGGTGTGATTAATGCAGGAACAAATCTCAGGATAACGCCATATACTCAGTTTGGATCGGGCACGACGACACACGGTTTGGGCGCGAGCGGTGATGTGCTGTTTTCGGGTAAGTTGGAAGTGGATGGGTTGGTTTATTTTGATGATGCAATCGTTTGTTACGGGCATATCAATTTATCTGACGATAAATTTTTGAGATTTGGCGACGGACAAGATGCGGCCTTGTACTACTCCACTGCACAAGAAGTTGACACCTTGTATCTGGGAGTCAGTGACGACAGTCGATATCTTATTATTGCCGAATATCTCGATAGAGCGACGAATTTTGGACATACACAACAGACAAATCCAACCATTTTTATTCATAGCGCAAACACGGCAACAGATGAGTGGATCTCGATATCGCACAACCAGACAGACGGTGTCATCAATGTAGGCACAGGTGCGATCAAATTCGTCGACAACATCAAATTAGAAGCCCACAGCATAATCACCGACACTTCTACAGGGATGAATATCGCTACTGCTGCGGCGCAAAAGATCGGGTTTTATGGCGTTACTCCAGTGACTCAGCGGGCAAAAGCGAACTACAATAACTGGGCAGCATTCACGGACGTGGTTGATGCTCTTGTTGATCTCGGATTATTCGACGCTGCGTAAAAAGTAGGAGAATCTAGGCTATGGCAAATAAAGTGGTCGGAGTTTTCAAACACGATAGTTAGCTAAGGAAAGGAGAAGAAAGATGACGACTCGAACTGACGAACAATTGTTGCACCGTGCCTCGGCTGGTGTATCTGAACTGCTGAAGATTTATCATCAGTACCAAAAGGGTAAGGTAGCACTGGTGGATGGGACTGACATAGATATTCCAGCGGAGAAGATTCAGGCAATGAAGACACGCTTTGATGCCGTTCGGGATCAAGTCAAGGCGGATCTTGACGCAATACCGCAACCCAAGGAGTAGGAACAACGTTTCCGAGATGTAGATGAAAGGATTTTATCATGGGAGATGCAGTGCAAAACAATGAGGCACGAAAAGAGATTGATCCGGTCTTGTTGACAAATACAGAAGCAAACGCGCTATGGAGAGTCAGCGACGACATTCTGAAGAGTTCAGTGAAGATGCAGCGAAAGTTTACTTTCAATGTCTCATTCAACATGGGGAAGTTAGAAAGACACGTAAAGAGCGTTTCACTGGCTATCCAAAAAGACGAGGATTATCAGGAATATGAGGCGAAGCGTCTTGAAATAACAGATAAGTATACCGAGGAAGATAGTAACGGCAACGATGTCTTGAGGAAGACTACAGCGCATAGTAGGGAACAGATGGAGCTGCGTCGAGAATATCGAGAAGTCTTGGATAAGCACGAAGAATATATGAATGAGGAGCATCCCTACAGGCTTCGACCGATCAAGCTCTCGATGGTCCCTAGATCTCTTGCTGGAATTGTCACGAGATTCATGGTTGATTTCTTGGAAGACGACTTATCAGAAGGTGAAGAGGGGGAAGATGATGATCTCAAAGAGCAGGTGAATGCTCTTGAACAAATTGTAACGAATCTTGCAAACGAATTTGCCGCTTTTAAGCAGGAAGAGGAAGAGGAAGAGGAAGATCCCAAGCCTAAGAAGAGACGGCGCAGATAGGAGATCGGTGTGTCTAGTGGTTATGGCCAGGTAGGTTTTGGAAGATGCGAATTTGGGCAAGCAAAGAGTGATGTCGAGCCCAGATTCGAATCTTCCCTTCCCACGGATGGGGGGAGTGGGGTGTCTATTTATCAGGTTTTTACCAGGACAGTTCTTTATAATTTTTCAAGTCGTATCCAGGAAGATAATACTCTCAAGGTGAGAGTGAGTGAAGATGGTGGGTCGTTGTACAACGATGCCTATGCTAGTGGTGCCTTTGTGGCTCCATATAATGGTTCTAATAGTAAGCTTATGTGGATTGACAGCCAGAGGCTGCTAGTGGCGGTTGAAAAAACAGCGCCATGGACTGATAATCAGACAGTAATGTTTGAAGTGACCGCTTTTGATGAATACGGACAAGGGGCGACAAAGACGACGCCTATAGTGTGGGATTGATATGCCGTTTATTTGGAGCTTTTCAACTGGCGGTGCCTCTATATTGGGCCGACTAAATTGTTGGCCAATTGAGCCTAGTAGCGTAAGGGTCGAGGTTGACGATGGAGATCCATTGCATAGGAAGGTATTAGTAGATGATGGAGATGGCAAACTGAGTGGAGATGGCCTGGGCGAGATCGATTATGACTATGGATTTATTGCGATGGATTTTTCTGTTCCTTTGCCAGATGCAGGGACGGAAATACAGGTAAGTTACGATCCCGTAGAGGGTGGATGTTCAGAGGATTGTGGCAAATGTGCGACACATTTGGTACGATTAGATATTACGGCTGGAACAATATCTGGGTCAGATGCGTTTACAATTGCCGATGCCTGGAGAAGGCTTTTTGAGAAGATTGAACGAGATATTTTGCCCATTCATGTAGAGATTATTAACGACATCTTATCGGAAAGCTATGTTTTGCCAATTGGGTATCGTTTCGACATCGTGCCTGGCGATACAGAAATTTTGGACACGAGTGGTCTTCATCTCATGTGGGATGATACTTCGTGGTAATATGGAGACGTCATGAGTGGTGGTGTAGCTTTAACAACAGTGGGTCGAGACGAGATAGTTACAATCCTAAAGGAGAGAATTTCTTACCTCAAGGTAGGAGAGGGTGGTTTTTATCTCTCGGGTGAAACTATTGAAGTGATCGATCCAGGTGCGGTAGGTGGTAACAGTGACGTTGACTATACGATCTCGGGGGGTGATTTTCCACTAACCGGAGTAAATCAGGGGACGAAAACTTTTACTATCAGTGGTGAATATGCCTCTTATTTTCCTGAGGGGACACGACTAAGAATAGTTGAATCTACTGCAAACAACGGTTTATACACTGTCGCTGCCGGGGGAGCATCAGAGGGAGGGGGCGAAACGGACATAACAGTTGACGAGTCAATTCCAAGCGCTACTGTAGACGGAAACCTCCTTGTAGATCATTTGCCCATAGCGAAGGGGCCGACACAAGATGCCAAGCATTGGCCATTAGTAGTTGAAGAGAGAACTCCGGGGCTCGCATTGGTACAGAGTGTATCTGATACAACTGGAACTGGCAGTTTAACTGGAAATGGTACGGGAACGATCAACTACAAGACCGGGGTGCTTCATGTTGATTTCAATCTCAACATAACGCCTGGCAATATTATTCGCGCAGTATTTAAATATCATGATACTCGAAAAGATCCCACTGTTGGTCAGGGTTATGAGGATATAGAGTCGTCTCAGCGCTATAGTATTATTGGTGTCAATCAGGGCACGAAGACATTCCGTCTGGACGGCCTACACGCCGGTCTGATGGTCAATACTCCAAAGGTAAAGGTAGAGGGGTCAACGAATATTGATGGCCTCTATACGCCAGTCTCGATAACTGAGGCGACAGGAGATACCTATGTACAGGTGAGCGAGGCAATTCCTGGTACTACAGCGGATGGTTTGCTTGGGCCGGTCTCGTTGGATGGAGAGCCTGAGTTGGCTACCTTTACGAAACAGTTCGGGGCCGATGTGGATACGGTTATCACTTTTAGAGGCGTAGGGTGGGGCACGATTCGTTGTAATATAAAGTTGCAACTGTGGGAGGGGATCGATGATGGCCGGGGCTCAACCTATGGAGGTATCCCCTATTATTTTGAGGGGGGTATTTTTGATGATAATGACGTCTTGTTGGCATATTTTACTTTTGACAAACAGAGAAAGACAGGTTCTGTTGAGATAGAGCATACGGTAGACTTCGTGGTGTAAGGAGATCAGATATGTCTGAGGTCGAACAAGCAATTGCTGCTAGTAAAATCAAGGTTCGGTGGGAAGAGCCCTATGTCAGCGAGGCATCGAATAGGCAATTCACAGCGATTCCTCCAGGGCTTTATCGTGGTGGTTATGTTGTACCAACATCGCCCGATTCTCAATCGATCAAGATTGTACCCGATGATGGGAGTGGAATATATTCTGATACATTCATAGTAGTGTTCGATAAAACGAACGGATTTGGTGTAACAGTTCTGGACCCGGACGAGGTAGTGGTCGATTTAAGCAGTTGGTTTCCCGGTGGAGTCGTAGCAGTTCCTACCACGTTGTATGTTTGTGTCGAGCTTGACTATGCCACGAGCAATGAGACGACTGGGCGATATTTTGTGACCGATGTGGCACAGCCAGATGGTTATGCCGTTGGCATTGGCGGGTTGACACTTGCAACGATTACTCTTGGTATTGGTGATACGGAAGTGGAAGCCTCTAATATTTCTCAATCTACCACGGCTATGCCTGTTCCATCGCCGGAGAGAGAAGACGAGAGTGGCCTAACTGCGAACGATAGAATTCTCGGTCTGCTCTCCAGTGTAGAGGCGTGGAGAGTTCCTTCTCTGGACCAGAAGAAGGCGATGAATAATGCGCCGACAACCCCTGATGCGACAAATCCATTCGTAACCAAGGCGGATACGATGGACATAGATATGGCGCAACCAGCATATGAAGATGTGACTGGGCTCTCTGCGGTCACGAAGGTGCAGTTGTCGGGTTGGTTCTATGTGGGGGATGGTGCGGCGGGGACAGCGCAAAGGTTCTTTACCTTGGAGACACATGGAGAAGACAATCGAGGCTATCCGCTTGTTGTGACGGGAGACGATAGCAAGGCTCCTTATGTGGGTGCGATCTATAAAAACGATGACAGTGCAGAGCTTAATCCGTCGTCTGATTCTGGCGTGGATGATAATGGATTCTATCAGAATCCTTATGTGTATTTTTTCTACGGGGGATCTCCCTATTCCTACAGTGGCGATTTGTCGATTCGATGCTTACGGAAGGCGCAGCTTTCTACGTTGGAACAAGAGCCTGCTACCCCATTTCCATTCGCAGCTCTTACACAGCAGCTTGCGACGAATAGGATTCCGGGAAGGGCCGAGTCAGGTACTCCCGATAATATGGCGGCGGGTACATTAGATGCTCAACTATTGGCTCTTCTCGGTTTGATCAACGGCAGGATCAAAACGGTACATCCCACTGCATCGTCTTCGAGTTGGATCTTACTATGGGCATCTAACAATAATGGATCAGACTATGAGACGACGCGGATATATTGGAGAGATCAGGAATTTGCCATATTGATCAATGGAACTTTCTCTAGCGATACCGAGATCACTAGTGGGGGCACGACGGCTACCGATACTAGACTATGGTTGCTCTCTACAAAGACAGACAATACTGGAGGATTGATTAGGGCCGTGAGGAGATCGGGTGCATCGGACGTCTTTGCCTATGGAGACAGGAATAATTGGGATCATTGGTTTCAAGAGCCAACCATTATGTCTGGTCTTGACGATGAGATTGTACCGCTGATAAGCATATTTAAGTCTGGAGCTGCCTCTCTTGATTTTCCCCTAAATTTTTATGCTGGCAAGCCCTGGGGCAAAGGGTTTGCGATTACTTTTAACTCGGCATGGGATGCATCTGCTAATAAGTGGACAGGTAATACCTTAACAGGAGATGCTTGGGCGCTATTTGTAGGTGAATATGGAATAAGGCTATGTTGCAAAGATGATGCGACTACGCCATGGGTCAATGCAGACTGGTCGTCTCAGGTTGATCTATTAACAAATAAAGAAACGATCATTGAGCCACAGACAGATCCTCCTACGGGCAAGTGGTATGAATTATTTACTTTACCTCATGGTTTGAGGCCGACTGCTTTTTATAATGGGAATGGTTGGACTTTTGCAATCAATGCTAAGTATAATAATACTACTGAAGCATGGTCATTTGTTGACGATAATGATGATGCATATGCCTTAGTATTGACTAACAGTGGTGTGCAATTATATTCTGTTAAGGCTGGTACATCTCCCTTTAGTTGGAAATATTCTACGCTGAAGAAGGCTGAGGCGGGGACTATGGATTACTCCTTCTTGATTGAAGGTTTAGTCGATGGCGGTTCTGGTTTGATTCCAATAGATCATCCTTCTAGTGGTATGCTTATTGTAAATGCCGACACTGCGGGTGGCCAGAAAACGGGTATTTACAGGCTGGAAGAAAATAACGTAGCCTTGATTAGTGGTGATAGTGCAGTTTTTACTGCTGTATCGGGTACTCCCGGTAGGATAAATATTTATGAGTCTACTGGTTATAGGCTGCAAAACAATTATGGGGAGACCCTGGATATTGTAATGGGCTTTTTTGGGACATCCCCGTTCTAGGAGTTGAAATGGCTGGTCTTCTCTCAGCATTTAGCGGCAATTTTGAGATTCATCCCAAGACGGCTGAAGTCGTCATAATGCCCCTAGATGACAATGGAAAAGAGGACAACGATTTGGGTGGCAAGAAAATTCTCCAGTATTGGCCATCGAGTTTGACAACTGCTAGGTCTGCGAATTGGCAGAGTAGGCAGATTCCGGGTGCGCCCCTACCTCTTTATCAATGGGTGAGCGGAAGTGATCGCACGTTCAATTTTACCGCGATGTTTTCGAGAGATATGGATGGAGAGATTGGTACGGATGTGGCAGAGGATAAATACAATGTGGACGTCGACGCTGCCATTGCATGGTTGAATCTTTTATCTTGGAATGATTATAAAGATTTGGGGGATGCGGGCAAAATAGCAGTGGCCCCTCCCGTTTTGTGGCTGTATTTTACTGGTACGAAGCTTGGATACAATAGGCAAGCGATCAGCAGTTTGAGGCATGAGGGTGATGGTATCTACTGTATCCTGCTTGAGGTGGGGGAGGAGCGTAGCAATTGGTTTCAGGGAGGAACGGTAAGGCTCGCTTCTGTTTCGTTAAATTTTGCCGAGGTGATGCAGATAGGGGGAGCTATTTATCCCTATGGGAGGTCAGATTTCAAATCGATGGCAGATAAATATACGAGGAGAAAAAGCTCATGAATATGGCGCAACTAGATGATGGAACGAGAGTATTTATTCTCCCCCTTGCCGTGCCAGTAGAGGCATTTAAGTTATTGAATGAAGCCTCGATATCTTCTGGAAAAACCATTGGAGTCTTGATAAACGAAGCGATAAAAGAAAAAATTGAAACATTGGCTAGAGGAGCCGTTGAAAGAGAGGAAAAAGATGGACGTCTATGATGCGATTGTGAATATCAATACGGTGCTGATTCTATTGGCAGCAGGGCTCATGACCTGGATAGTTCGCCAGATCGTGCCTGATCCGGTTGAGAATACAAAGATATGGAGGATAGCACTTCGCCTCTTTCCCATTTTTTTCGGTGGAGCGGTATCGTTGATTCCCGGATTGAGACCGATGGAAAATACGGCACAGTGTGTAGTGATCGGTGCTGTATCTGGTTCTCTCGCCATGAGCACGTATGAGATTGTGAGGGAGATAATGGGTCAGAAGATTAGGGCCATTATGGGGAGTCCACAGGCTCGTAAGAGGTCGTCTCAACCTCCCATAAAGGAATAGGTATGCCTCCTCAGATAAGAATGATTTGGGGGTTTTTAAAGACGTTTTGGTGGGTCATCGCCTTGGTGGTGGTTGTGGTTTTGGTAGGTTGGATCTATCTGGTAAATCGGAAAAATAAGCGAAAAGTTGAAGAGATGGCAGGGAATGAGGCAGAATCGTTAATAGAGAGGGTGCATGGGCAAGTTAGAGAGGCAATAGTGGACGTCAAGATAGAGAAGGCTGTGATAGGCGCTGAGACGGCGATGAAGCGAAAAGAAATGGAAGAGATACGAAACGAGCCGGATGGCAAGAAGAGGCGGGAGAAGCTTGCCGAGGCGCTTCAGAGGAGCTTGTGATGCGGTAGTGACGTCTCCTAGTATTGGACAATGGCATGGTGGAATGTTTCTATATCATGGGGGTTGTGGCGCAAATCGAGACAAAGATCGAGGAGCAAAAGGAGGAGTAACGATGGGTCCGACCCCTGAAACTGGAATGTATATCAATTTGTTTTCTAATCTGGGGGCACTTACTTTTATTCTCTGGCTCGTGTGGCGCACGACAAACCACACAATACCGAGGTTGGCGAAATCGTTTGAAGATGGACTCGAAAAGGCCCGGCTTGAATATCGTGAAACTTTGGCGCAGCAGCGGCAGGATTTTCGCGACATCCTGTGTGAGCAACGAGATTTTTTTGCCGACCGAATCGAATCGGAAGAAACAAAGACGGACAAAATAATTCAAGCCTTAAAAGAATTTAAGGCTGTAACGCAAACGGAGGTAGTGTAATGGGAACTTTTGGAGATTTCTTGGAAGACGAACTGCTCGATCATGTGTTTGGAGACGCCTCTTATAGCGCTCCCGCTACGCTGTATGTCGGTCTGAGCACGGCCGATCCGACGGACGACGGCAGTGGAATTGCCGAGCCGGGCGGCGGGAGTTATGCGCGTGTAGCCGTAACAAACAACGCGACTAACTGGCCCGCAGCGTCGGGAGGAGCCAAGGCGAACGGTACGGCAATTACTTTTCCGCAAGCGTCGGCGTCCTGGGGTACGGTGACGCACTTCATCATCATGGACGCGACAAGCGGCGGTAACATGCTCGCGCACGCTGCGCTCGACGCATCGAAGACCGTCGACTCCGGCGATACGCTTAGTTTTGCCGTGGGCGAGCTGGATATAACGCTCGACTAATGCCGTTTTATTTGTATCGCAAAAACGGCGGGCAGGTCTTAGCTGCATCGGTTCAAGAGGCGTGGACCGAGGACGACTATCTAGCGGTTTTCGAGGATGCGCAAAATCTCGATCTGTCCACGGCGTATTGGTGCAATGGCTCGCAGATACGTGAGGCGACAGCAGAAGAGATCGCTGCGTTCGACGACAAAGCTCTTGAAGACCAGATCACAATAGATCGATTGGTAGCAAAAGACATTGCCGACGCGCTTGCGAATTATCGACAAGCCTTGCCGCGTGTTATCCAGGCCCTGGCGTCTTTGATGCTGCAAGAGATCAACACGCTGCGATCTATCCACAGCTTACCGACGTATACTGCACAACAGTTTAAGACGGCACTGAAGAATCAGATCGATAGCGAGTAATCGCTATGGCCCTATCGACAAAAATAGGGTCTTTCGAATCGCCGGACTCTACAGGCACGGCGGACATTACGGACGTCGGTTTTCAAGCCGATCTTGTTCTGTTCTTTTCCAATTATCTTACGGCACCTGGTAGCGGCAGCTCCGCGATCTGCGATCTTTCAATGGGCGGCGCTGTTTCTGCGTCGTCTCGATTCTTTTGTTCCGCTTCGGCGGCGGGAGGTTCTTCGGCCTATGCCGATTCGAGGCACGACGACACGCACTGCCTGGGCCTTCTCAAAACGGACTTTTTCCCGAGCACGCCATACGAAGCGGATTTCGACAGCTGGTTATCAAATGGATTTACTGTCGATTGGACTACCGTTACGGCGTTTAACTCATACGATGTCGATTATTTTGCTTTAGGTGGAGTTGATAACGTCGCGATCAAGCAGTTCACTTCGAAGACTTCGACAGGCACGCAGGCGATTACCGGCGTAGGGTTTCAACCCGACGCTATTATCTTGGTAGGCATTGGACAAAGCGACGCGCCACCGGCGACCGATGCGGACGGGCGGTTGCAAGTAGGGTTTTCTGACGGTGTATCTGACTATTGTTCGAGCATCGTGTCAAAAGACGAGGGTAACGATGCGTACCGTTCGCTTCGTAACGACGCCTGTATTTTTTTGATAACGAACGCGGGATCGGTCGCACAAAAAGCGGTGATAGATTCGTTCGATTCGGACGGGTTTACTCTTGACTGGCTCACGGTCGATAGTACGGCGAGATATTACGAAGCGATCTGTCTTAAGTTCGACGGGATCAAGACCGGTGATGATACGCAGAAGACTTCGACCGGCACCAAGGCGACGACAGTTGGACACGAAAGCGAGCAGGTCTTTTTTGTTCAAGGCGATACCGATACCTTCAACTCGGTAGACGACGACGCCTCGATGGGCGTGGGCGGTTGTGAGACTGCTAACGAGTTTGCAAGGTGGGCCGCACGCCAGAACGGCGGCGGGTTTCGCAAAGCCGGGCAAGCATATCGAAACACAAAATGTTTGACCGAATGGATCGAAGGCACGGGATCACCGTCGCTCGATACCGAAGCGGAACTCAGCTCACTTGACGCAAACGGGTTTACACTTGACTGGACCACGGCTGATTCGACTGCACGAAGATTTGCCTATATGTCATTTGCAGAGCCCGCCGCTGCCGAGATACCGATCTCGGGTACTGTTGCAGCACAGAGTTCGGTATCGGGTGCAATTGACGCCACGGTTCCGATCTCCGGCACGGTATCAGCTCAAAGCGCGGTGTCGGGCGCAGCCGAAATTTACAAAATGGTTTCAGGCACCGTTTCAGCACAAAGCGCTGTCACAGGTGCGGTTGGTGTCGACGCGGCGCTCTCGGGTAGTGTCTCAGCGCAAAGCACGGTATCCGGTGCTGTTCAAGTCGAAGGGGCCTTATCAGGTACAGTCGCAGTTCAAAGCGATGTGTCTGGCGCTCTCGATGCAGAAGTACCTATTTCCGGTACTGTCTCAGCGCAAAGCGCAGTATCAGGTGCTGCCGAAGTTGAAGGAGCTTTGTCAGGCACGGTAGCAGCACAGAGTTCAGTATCAGGAGCAATTGACGCAACGGTTCCTATTTCCGGGACTGTTGCAGCTCAAAGCGGTGTATCGGGAAGTCTCGATGCAACGGTCCCTATTTCAGGCACAGTCTCAGCACAGAGCGTAGTGTCTGGAAATGTCGAAGCCACACTTCCGATCTCTGGCACAGTCTCAGCACAAAGTGCGGTATCCGGTGCTGTCGAAGTCGAAGGGGCTTTGTCTGGCACCGTCTCAGCACAAAGCTCGGTATCGGGTGCTGTCGAAGTTGAAGGAGCTTTGTCGGGCACCGTCTCAGCACAAAGCGGTGTATCTGGAAGCATCGATTCCGAAGTACCTATTTCTGGGACTGTCTCAGCGCAAAGTGCGGTATCGGGCAATGTCGAAGCCGAAGTACCTATTTCCGGCACAGTCTCAGCACAGAGCGCGGTATCCGGTGCGGCAGAGGTGACGTCTGCAATTGCAATTTCTGGTACAGTCTCAGCACAGAGTTCGGTATCAGGTGCGGTCGAAGCTGAAGTACCTATTTCAGGCACAGTCTCAGCACAAAGCGTAGTGTCTGGCGCTCTCGAAGCCGAAGTACCTATTTCTGGGACTGTCTCAGCACAAAGTGCGATATCGGGCAATGTCGAAGCCGAAGTACCTATTTCTGGCACAGTCTCAGCACAGAGTGCGGTATCAGGTGCGGTCGAAGCTGAAGTACCTATTTCAGGCACAGTCTCAGCACAGAGTTCGGTATCAGGTGCTGTCGAAGTTGAAGGAGCTTTGTCGGGCACAGTCTCAGCACAAAGCGATGTGTCTGGCGCTCTCGAAGCCGAAGTACCTATTTCTGGGACTGTCTCAGCACAAAGTGCGATATCGGGCAATGTCGAAGCCGAAGTACCTATTTCTGGCACAGTAGCAGCGCAAAGTACGGTATCAGGTGCAGCGGAGGTGACGTCTGCAATTGCAATTTCCGGCACAGTCTCGGCACAGAGTTCGGTGTCTGGCGCTCTCGATTCCGAAGTACCTATTTCTGGGACTGTCTCAGCACAAAGTGCGATATCGGGAAATATCGAAGCCGAAGTACCTATTTCCGGCACAGTCTCAGCACAAAGTGCGGTATCAGGTGCAGCGGAGGTAACGTCTGCAATTGCAATTTCCGGCACAGTCTCAGCACAGAGTTCGGTGTCAGGTGCGGTCGAAGTTGAAAGTGCCTTATCAGGTACAGTCGCAGTTCAAAGCGTAGTGTCTGGCGCTCTCGAAGCCGAAGTACCTATTTCCGGCACAGTCTCAGCACAGAGTTCGGTATCAGGTGCGGTCGAAGCTGAAGTACCTATTTCAGGCACAGTCTCAGCACAAAGCGTAGTGTCTGGAAATGTCGAAGCAGTTGTTCCTATCTCTGGCACGGTCTCAGCACAAAGCGGTGTATCTGGAAGCATCGAAGCCGAAGTTTCGATCTCGGGCACAGTTGCAGCACAAAGTTCTATTAGTGCTGCTGCGCAAATACAAGCGGCACTTTCCGGCACGGTAATTGGTCAAAGCTTTTTGAGCGGGAGTTTAACAAGGCTGATCGAAACTTCTGGATCTATTGATGCACAAAGCGCAGTGTCGGGCAATGTCGAAGCCGAAGTACCTATTTCTGGCACCGTCTCAGCACAAAGCGGTGTATCGGGAAATGTCGAAGCAGTTGTTCCTATTTCAGGCACGGTAGCAGCACAAAGTGGTGTATCGGGTGCAATTGACGCAACGATTCCTATCTCAGGGACTGTTGCAGCACAAAGTTCTATAGGTGCTGCTGCGCAAATACAGGCGGCTCTTTCTGGTACGGTAGTTGGTCAAAGCTTTTTGAGCGGGAGTTTGATAGGGCTGGTCGAAGCTTCTGGATCTATTAATGCACAAAGCTCGGTGTCGGGGAGTTTATCGGAACTGCCCCCTTTTAGTGGTTCGGTAATTGAACTCTTAGCAGCTATTGATGCTACGGTGGAGATAGTAGGGAATGTGGCGTGTGATATAAATATTGAGGCAGATCTTTCTAGCGAGGAGTGATGAGATGACAACTTGTAACACATGTAGCCAAGTCATTGACGTCTTCAAAAAACGCAACTGTATTATTAGGGTGACCCTGACTGATTCTAGCGATATCACGGGAGCAAAGGTTTGGTTCAGTGTAAAAAAGGGTTTGTTAGATGCTGATCTAGATGCTTTAATTCTGAAGAAAAACGGTGCGGCAGGTGGAGATGATACTCAGGCAAGAGTAGTTGATGGGCCTGGAGGCATTATCGAGATATATCTCAAGCCGTCAGACACGGAAGATATAGATGCTGGAGATTATTGGTACGATGTTGTCTTAGAGACTGCTGCGCCCCTCAAGGTGCAACTAGTCGATCCGTCAAGATTTTCTCTTTATGATGCTGTGACCCAGACATAGGAGGTGGTGATGCGTTTCTTCTCGATATTTTTTCTCTTTATTTTGGGTTGTGGCAAGGAGACGAAGCCAGTTCCTGCCTATCCTCAGAGGTTGCCTATTACGGAGGAGGCGAGAGAGCTGACGTCTCTACCGCCCTATAAGGCTCCCATAGAGGGGGGGAAGGTTGTGGGGGTTTCTCGGGGGGACACGGTTCCTTTCGATGGGCACTGTATGACTGAGGATAAGTCGTTTGCAACTCTGGATCTACGCATTTCCTATGATGAGTTATATCGCAATTGTCGGGCCGATCATAAGGCATTGATGGCCCTTGTCATGATTCAAGAGAAAGCACTATATCGGGGTGATCAAATTATAGATCGCAAGGAAGCTGATCTAAGGAGAATACGGGATAGTTGGTGGCAGAAAAACAAATTGAGTATTGGAATAGGTACAGGTATTGTCTTGGGTATTGTAGCGACACTTTTGACAGGGAAGGTGTGGGCCGAAATCGAGGAGGATCAGAGATGAATCTTAGACGTCGCAAACATTTAGGTGAGGCAATAGGTCGGGTCGCGGTTGGTTACAGTTTGGATCGTGTGGTGGACAAGGCTGAAGATTTTGCCTCAAAGATTAGGCAGAGTAGATTCCTTAGAGATGAGCAGTTGGAATTTGCCGAGGTGTTGAGCCATTACGCGCAGCGACTGTTAAAGATCTCAGCTTTGTTGAGGAGAAAGTAAAGTAGATGAATCTCAGATATCGTTCATATCTGGCTGAGCGCATCGATATTCCCATCAGGAGTCAGGAACGCTTCTTTAAGGCTTTTCTCAAAAAAGCGAGGGTGCAACTCGCAAAGTTAGAGAGGGCTCACAATATCATCAAAGCTTCTGGTCACGACGGAAGGAGAATGCTGGATCAGATTGTTGATATTAGTGACTACGCGCTAGAGAACGCGATCAGGAAGGGGCGGGAACGTTTAGCAGACATAGAGAGATATCTGGGGCATTTGGATTTGAACCAGATAGCTGAGTGGATTGATTGGTTAGAGAAGGATGTGACGACAGAGACGGGAATGCAACGAGTCGCTGATAGCATTCGAGACACGGCAGATCTCGATGATGAATTAGACTATGGAATTCAGTCGTGGGAGTTAGATCCAAAGTTGAAAGATGCGGTCAAATCTATTCCTATCGAACATGCGAAACTTGTAGAACTGATCGATCATGCGCAGAAGAAGGTTGAAGCTTCTATTCCCAAATGGGTCAGTCTTGGGAAGAAACAACCTCCGAGTCACGCAGACGTCGAGACTTTATATCATGCTTCGGTAAATGCTAAACAGCTTGCCCGTACAGGGTTTCAGAAGCATAGACCGGCAGGGTTGGTTGGATTGGGAGGGAGCACGTCTCCACATGGCACACTATCAAAGAGGGGGATTTCATTTACTTATGATCTCTACGTTGCCAAAGAGATTGCCCGAGTATTTAAGGAATTAGCTCTGGCGGCGAGGGGTAAGTTGCGGGCCAGTACCGTCCTAGATTGGGCGAGGAGAGAGGGGATATACGATAAGGTTCTTCAATATCATGTAGATGCGCCACGGGCACGGGAACATTTGGAGGGACCATTAGGCGCGGTAAAGACACTGATGGCTTATTATGCGGCAAATCCTAGACGATACGACCCTGGTTTTTTGACACGTGCCCAAGAGTTGGTGAACCGGCTAAAAAAACTCAATCCTCGTAATATAGGGGTAGTTGCTGCAAAGGTTGATATGCGAGGTGTGGCTGTGGGAGATTACGTTTTTAACGAGCGAGAGTATCGGGTATATCCAGAAAATATAGTCAAGATTGTGAGGGTAATCTGATGGGCCTGAGACGTCGTGGATACTTGGCGGAAGCCATCAAAAAGGGGGCCTTGAGGAAGACTGGCATACCGGGCCTGTCGTACCGGATCGACAGTAAGGGCTCGAAGAAGTACCTGGTCATCATTCACGACAAGACTGGTCACAGCGTGACCCCGTTTCGCAACGTGCTCGATAGTCCGACCAGGGTGTTGAAAGAGATTGTGGCCATGCTCAAGTCCAGGCACCGGGACATGGACTGGACGATTGACTTGCCGAGATCCAGGCCCGATCTAATCCGCGCTGCTCACATCTCACAGGAGATGGGAGAGATTTTCAGAAAGCACGACGTGGACCTGATCAAGTACACGGCGGCGATGAAGGCCAAGGGGTTCGCATGACTCTGAGACGTCGCAGCTACCTGGTCGAGGCAGCCGACCCGTCGAGGATGAGCGAGAAGCAGTTCTGGGCGAAGATCGACCGCGTGAATCCGGGCAAGTACGCTACGAGTTCGACCGTGGATTGGGGCGCAAGCCGGGGGCAGGGGAAGCGCCACGGGCGCATGGTGATGGGCGGCATGTCCGACGCGCCCAAGGGCAAGAAGTCGTACACGAACATCCTGGGCAAGCTCCAGGGCAAGCTGAGTCGGGACGATTGGGACGAGGCCAAGCACCTGGAGGACGCGCAGAAGTTCATGTTCGCCAAGGCGATGGCTGCTGGGTTCTCGCCCAACGTGGCGTTCCTCGTATCGTACACCCGTGGACGTACTCCCATGTCGAGGCGCGAGGCGTTCAAGCTGGCAACGGAGAAACGATGAGCCTGAGACGTCGTGCATATCTGGCCGAGTCGCGTTACGATTTGGAAGATGCGCTCGACACACTTTATCCGGCGTTGTCCGATTGGGTCTACAGGAATGATTATGGGGCAAAGAAGGACTTGTTCGCGGCATACAACGGGCTTATGGCCAGTCAGAAGCGGGCGCTTGCGTCCGAGGTGTCCAAGGCGTTCAAGAAGCATCATGGCGGCTCGATAGGTATCCTGTATCGCAGGATGAAACCAGGGCAGGAAACGAGCAAGGTCGGTGGCCAGTCGTTGTCGGCCAAGGTTGATCGGTCTGCGGCTCGACACGCGAAGTTCGAGGTGCGGGACAAGGATGTGTTGCTTCATTTTGGAATACCGGACACACCCCTATCATCGAGGGCGTTCGGTCACGAGCAGGAAGTGATATTGAAGCCTGGAGCGAGCCCGAAATTTATCGGGTGGATTGGAGGTGCTGCATGAGTCTGAGACGTCGCACGTACCTGGCCGAGAAGAAGTATGAGGCAACGTTCTACAAATCGTTGTATGACCGTAACAAGGGCATCTTCTACCGGGGTACTGCGAAGAGTGGCAAGGGCATCGGCATGGGGGCTCTCGGACAGGGTGTGTATCTGACCTGGCACAAGGGGATGGCCAAAGCATTTGCACAACATCATGGTCAGGGAGGAACGGTCATAGCGTACAAAATCAAGCCGGGCCTGAAGATACTCGATTCGAAGAGCAAGCTAATGATCGATCTCAAGGCTGAGATGGGATTTGATCCGTGGGGATATAGCGATGATCCGGTCTACGCGAAGTTTATCACTTCGCAGGTAGGGAAAGCTGGCTACGACGGGGTTATTAGTGATAACTTGGCTGAAGGAATAGTTATTTTTGATGCAAAAAACGCAACCCCATGGAGGAAAATATGACACTTAGACATCGTGAATATTTAGGTGAGGCCATATTATATACAACGGATTATGATCCGAGGTTGCCGCTAAACAAGGCTTTGTCGATCATAAAGAGATCGGGATTGCCCCTAAAGGTAAGTACACGAGAAGTGAACACTAGCGGTGGGATGCGACCGTCTTCGGTTGTGTCATTCAAGAAGAACAAGGTATCGGACAATGAATATGATAGATTTCTTAGTCTGAGAACCGACATAGGCGGGGTGTTGCTCAAAAAGAGCAAATCGAAAAGTGTAGATGTGGGGGGGCAACCCGAGTGGGGTTCGTTCAGAATACTTCATCCACTAGATTAGGAGCACGCATGGGTCTGAGACGTCGCAAATATATAAGTGAAGATATTCGGCACAGGGAGTTGCCGTTTGGTACAGATGCTTCTATCAATATGCATCTCAACACGATTCGCGCCTTAGAGAGAAGTTCGAGGCGATCTTCTAATCCGAGCGGCTATAAGAGAGCAATTGAGGCCCATAGAGCAGCGGCAAAGATGTATCGAGCATTAGGGGAAGGGCCTAGTTTGGTTAGAGATATTAGGGCAGCGAAAAAAGCCGCAAGGGAAGCTCATCTTCTGACCCGAGCCTTATAGGAGTGAAGCATAATGGGAGACGTCAATACAAGACCTATCAGATTGCCCGCGATGATTGGCGCTGTAGCTGGTGGGATCGCGGTAATTTTGGGAGCGATTACACCTCTCTATCTCGGAATATTGGATCGGGCCGATGCTATGGAACAAAAGGCTGTTCTTTCCCATGAGCAGGCCGAAAAGAGCGAGGAGAAAATCGACATAGCTTATGAATTGTTGCGTCGAGAAGTTACCTTGCTGAGGCATGAAGTTTTGGGCCTGAAAGAGAATGATCGCAAATTGAGGGATTTTTTGCTGGAAAAAGCCCTTTCTGGCCACTTTCATGACGCTGCAGCAACTAGGAGAGCTTCACGGGGCGCTACGAGGGGTTTAGGGGGCGTTTCAGGGACCGATCCTAATAAAGACGACCCCTTGGGTGGGCTAAAACTGGAAGGACTTGAGGCGCATCCTAAAGACTCTGAGGGGGGAGGCGCTGGGAATGGTGAGATGTCAGTTGGGGCGCAGGAGCAGAGGGTGGATTTGCCTCAAAATTTGGAAGCAAAATGGAGAGAACAAAAAGCGCTTCAGCCTCGTGCCAAGGTTCAGAAATGACACTTAGACGTCGCAACTTCCTGATCGAGGAATGCCCGGTTCGAACCAAGCTGTATGGGGGCATTCCAGGTGGTGGAGGCTATGGTTCGCATCGAGAATTAGAAGTTGGTGCGCAGGCAATGGCCGAGGCGGTACATTGCATCTTGGGTTCTCTGGGAAAGATAGCTCGAACCGAGAGGGGAAATGAGACTGGTCCCCAAGTCATGGCACATTATCTTCGTTATGAACAGGGCCATCTTCGAGAAGAGCTAAATATTGTGAAGCGGGCCTTGGGGGAATTTTCCAAAAAACTCTATGTAGATCGGATTAACGATCCCACTGAGGGGGGATTTGTCCGGGATCGCGAGGGGGCAGAGAGATCTACGAGAGCGATGATAAGAAGTATTAGAGAGACGTCTCCGGCTCTCCGGGATCGAGCCAGAACGATGGCGAAACAATTGGTTAAGCATCGGGAAGGATTACCCCGCAACGTGGTAAATGCGGCACTATCTTCTTACGCTGTCCTGCTCAGACTAGCCATTGCGATGGAAGATGCAACCAAGCCTTGGCCAGACCCTATTAGTAATCCCTTCAAAGATTCTAAGCTGAGACGAGCCATTACTGAGCTAGACAAGCATGTGGGATTGTTGTTAAGGGGGGAGTTGGGGCCAATAGATCGGTGACGATTCTATCTAACCGGTTGATTTCTATATATGTTTTTGTTAAGAAATAAAATTCTGGCAAAATTATAAAAAAAGAACTTGCGTTCACCTCTGGTTATGGTAGACTCAGATTTGTTTGCCCAGCGAGATGCTGGAGGAAGGAAAAGACATGGCATGTGAGAAACGAATCAGGACGGGAAGGTGTGAACACTATCAGTGTCCCCACTGTGAAGAGACCGGTTACGAATGCGTAGAAATCATTGGTGGCCGATGCGAGGCCGGTCAAGACTGTTGTGAAAGCTGTATCTTCTCATGGACAGGGGAAGAAGTTGCATTTGTGGCCGAGACTGTCAGACCTGTGCAGGCATGGAAGGCATGGAGTTGGGCATAACCATAAGGAGGAAGAAAATGAGGGGACAACTTTGGCAAGAATGTTTTTGTGGACAGGAGCCCGTTTGTTGTGCTTGCGAACGGTGTGAGAAGCACTGCACCTGCGGACGGGCTCACGTAGAACAGCGTATAGACCCTACGCCAGCGGAGCCATATCGGCGAGGCATAGGGCAGGGGTTCGGACCCGGAGAAGACGGCGATCCTGATGCAGACTAATGGCGGGCCAATAAGAGAAACAGAGAAAAACAAAAGGAGGAAAAAAATGAAGAGACAAGCGTTGACTGATGGTAGTGGTTGGTTCGATCTGGATGCTGCCCAGATGTATGAAGAAGACACATGGTGGGACGGTAATAACCGCGTGTCTCATGCGACTGGGGACAAATTCGAACATGAGAGGCTGTATTTGACGGCTTCCGGGAATTGGATCTTAAACCACTGGTCGCAGTGGCAAGGATCTCCTTCGACATATGTCAAAATATCTGCCGAGGAAGCGTCGGCGTGGTTAGTTAGGAACAACGAAGATCCAGACAGTGCGGGGCTGGCCGAGTTTGCTGCTGCTGCCGAGCTGTAGTTTTTTCCGCCTGGGGCGATCGCGTCAAACCGGGCGGGCCAAGGCGCAGGGGGCCAAAGAGGAGGATGAGTCATGAGCTGGTTCGAGGTAGATCGTAGTGGGCTCAGGGAGTTGTGGGGAGGGAAGGATAAGTGCTTCCTACTATATGAGTTAGTGGCAAATTCCTTGGACGAGCCCGGTGTGACCTACTGTAGAGTCAGTATTAAGCCAGTAGAGGGAAAGCGGCAGGTTACTATTACGGTGGAGGATGATGCTCCCGAGGGGTTTATAGATCTCAGTCACGCCTATACTCTTTTTGCACCTACACGTAAGCGCGGCGATGCGGAGACACGGGGCCGGTTCAATATAGGTGAGAAGCACGTACTCTGCTTGGCAGAATATGCAACGATCAGCTCTACGCAGGGGACGATTGTTTTTGGTCCAAAGGGCAGAACCTGGACGGGTACAAAGCGTCATAAGGGGTCATTAATAGCTATAACTGTCAAGCTGACAAAACGCGAGTTGGAAGGGCTCAGAGAGGCCGCACAATTGATCCTGCCACCACGGGGGGTTCGTTTGGTCATAGATGGGACAGAAATTGCACACCGAGATCCCCTAGCTGTTATTTCCACCACCTTGGCAACGGAGTTGATCGGGGACGATGGCATGATGAGGCCAACGAAGAGAATGACCACAATACATGTCCATCAGGTGGGTCCAGGTGAAGAGGCGATGGTTTTTGAAATGGGCATTCCGGTCATGCCTACGGGAGATCGTTGGCATATTGATGTACTTCAAAAGATTCCTCTCAGTATTGAGAGAGATAATGTGAGGCCGAGTTGGTTGCGAGATGTGCGGGCCGAAGTGCTCAACTATATGGCTTCAGACCTGGAACGTGATCATGTCTCGGAAACGTGGGTACGCGACGGAATGAGCGATGATCGGATTAGTCGAGATGCAGTCGAGACAATTGTTAGGAAGCGATGGGGTGAGAATCGAGTCGTAATAGCGCCGGGCGATACCTATTCGAGGGAGAAAGCGATAGAGAACAACTTTACCATCGTAAGCTCGCGAGAGATGAGCAGTGCCGAGTGGAAACAGATAAAACGAAATGGGGCGATACCAACTGGTAAGGATTTATGGCCACGGGATTTTACTACGATGAGAGAGAGAGGCCGAGACACGTGGACTTCCGGCATGATTCGAGTCGCATCTTTAACTATGGAGGTTGCCAAAATTGCCGGGTTGAAGGTGCGGGTCATGATGATTGATGCACCAAAGGCAAGTATACGTGCCGATTACAAAGAGGGAGTGATTCGATATAATGTGGGCGTTCTTGGTGAGGCGTGGTTTGAGGGCTCTTTAGAGGCCCAGTTGAGTCTCATCGTTCATGAGCTGGGGCATGCCTATGGTGGGCACTACGATAAGACCGCCTATGATGGCCTAGCCGCAATTGGTGCGAAGCTGGCTCTGGCCGATGCGGCAAGGTTTGAGAAGGAGTAGGCATGGATAGGGTAAAACGATATGAACGCCTCTTGGAACGAGCCAAAATTGAGGCTCGTCTCGATTCCGAGGGCAAGACGTGTGAAGAATGGTACGAGATCCTATCTCAGGATCTTGGCGTGCTGGGAGATGTGGGAGATGAGGTTGAGGAGGAGTTGTTCCGATAACAAAAGGAGATAGAGATGAAGTGGAAACGGAAGAAAAAGGCGTATAGGTCGGTTCTGGCAACTGGTTGTTCAGTACGAATCCAAGCAGTGGACAATAGATTCGAGCTGAAATATCGAGATCTCAGCGGTCATTGGTCAGAGGGTATCTATTTTCGGACCAAGCAAGAGGCTCAGGAAGCAGCAGAAACCCTATGGACAGGTTAAGAATATGACATATCAGAAGCGATATATCGCATACGCTTCCGCGATGGGGCGCAGTCCTGATCAACAACTGGCCTGGGACGAGACGCATTGGCCGGGTGGGAAAATGGCCGGATTTATGCTTTGGATATCAGAGGCATGGCACAGATGGGGGCAGGCCCCGGAATGGGGCGATGCTTGGAGTGATCGACAACATGAGATGTTTGATGCATGGTTATCAGGATCATAAAAGGAAGGTGAGCGATGCTGATTGACAACAAAGATCCACGAATTGAGCGTGATATTGGGGATGCTCATCAACGAACACCTCATTTTGTGCAATGCTCTACTGATCTCGAAGGTGGAGATGAAAGCGGAGTGCTCTATTGGCCTACCTCAGAGGGGCGAGCCCTTGATTGGTGCGCAAAAGCTTTTTGGCACCCAACGGATGCTATCGAGTTTTTGGATATGAAATTTGGTAAATGGCGATGTGACGTGGCATATGATGGAGAAAATCTATAGGAAGGAGGACAGTATCATGATGATTCAGACTAAGTTTTCTCCAGGCGACAAGGTTTGGAAAATTGGGAATGTGCGTGAGAAAGAAACAGTGATCTGTCCCGTATGCGAGGGCAAGGGTAAGGTCACTACAACTACGGGGCATGAATTAGCCTGTAGTGCTGGGTGTCATGGCAATGGTCACGTAATAAAGTGGAAAAACCGAGAGTGGAGGGTGATCCAACCCTTGACCCTAAGCCAAGTGAGGGCTCAGGTAACAGGTTTGCTTGGCCAGTGGAACAAACATGAAGAGGAATATATGGCTTACGAAACAGGCACGGGCACAGGAACTTTGCATAAATTAGATACTCTCTTTGAATCCTTAGAGGCCGCGCAAGAGGAATGCCGTAGACGCAATGCTGAGGCGCAGCAGGAGACTGACAATGGGGGGTAAATTCATAGTGCTGGAAGGTATCGATGGTGCTGGCACGACGACACAGGCACGCAGACTACAAGAGAGGAAAGGCTGGGGCAGTCCGGTTTATTTAGAGGCAGAACCGTCTCATGGCCCTGTGGGGCAACTCATTAGAAAATATCTCGGCAAAGAGATGGAGCCAATTTCGCCTAAAGCGATGGAGCTTTTATTTCGGGCCGATAGGTTGGACCATTCCATAAATATTATTCAGCCAGCCCTAGAGTGGAACATGCATGTCATTTGTGACCGCTACTATGCGTCGACCCTGGCCTATCAAAGTGCTGTTTATTGGCAGGCCCATCATGCTGAGGCTGGATATTTGGGTAGTACGCAGCACATGATGGCCAAAATAATGTGGGATCTGCATTGTGATATGTCTGGGAAAGAAGAGGGTCAGATGCTTGCCGAGCCCGACGTCACATTATTACTTGGAATAGATCCATCAATCGCAACTGCCAGGGTCAAGGCACGATCTGAGAAGAAAGAGATATATGACGAGTTAGAACTCCAAAAGTGGATCGCAAAATTCTATAAGATCTGGCTGGAGGATGACCGGTACACAGGTGACAAAAGATGGATCTCTGCTGATCAACGAATTGAAGTAGTAACGGATCTGTGCTGGGAAGTTGTGAGGAATATTCTGTAAAGAATTGGTTCAGACGTCACTGGGCCTGAGTGTTTTCTCAATAAACTAGGGTAGTTAGTTAGGGGTATGCAAT